GGGCGTCGGGCGCGAGCGGGCTGCTCGTGTGGACGCTCAAGGAGCTGGCGCGGGCCAACCAGCGCTTCGAGGATTTCGTCAAGGAAATCGCGGCGCTGAACCAGCTGTTCAAACGCAAGGACTGACATGCGGCAGAGCAAATCGGAGGCCGTCGAGGTGTTCCGGCAATTCGCCTGGCACCTCGCGGGACAATTGAGCCTTGTCCGCGGCGGACGCAAGCGTCCGCCCAAGCTGCAGGGGAGGACATGATGGCAGCGATCCCAATCGACGCCGATGGACGGTTTGCCGGCTACGCCTCGGTGTTCGGCCGGGTCGACGACGGCGGCGACATCGTCATGCCGGGGGCGTTCCGGCGCAGTCTCAATCTGCGCGGCCGGCACCGGGTCAAAATGCTGTTCCAGCACGACCCGAAGGAGCCGGTCGGCACCTGGGAGAAGATCGGCGAGGACGGCTTCGGCCTCTGGGTCGAGGGCCGGCTGGTGCCCGAGGTGCCGCGCGCCGAGGCGCTGAAGCGGCTGATCGCTCGCGGCGCCGTCGATGGGCTCTCGATCGGCTTTCGCACCGTCAAGGCGACGCGGGCCGGGCCGCAGGACCACCGGCGGCTATGGGAAGTGGATCTGTGGGAGATCTCCATCGTCACCTTCCCGATGATGGACCTGGCCCGGATCGCCCCGGGCACCAAAACCGGGCGCAAAACCCGGCTCGACCGGTCGCTCGAGGCGGCCATTGCTGTCTTCAAACACTGAAGGATCAATCAATGACAGAACTTGCAGGCGGCCTTGAGGGCAAGGCCGCGCCCGGCGTCATGGCCGGCGACACCGAGGCGCTGGTCGCCCAGCTGATGGGGGCGTTCGAAGAGTTCAAGCGCACCAATGACGGGCGGCTCAATGAGCTCGAACGACGCGGCAGCGCCGATGCGCTGACCGAGGAGAAGCTCGGCCGGCTCAATGCCGCGCTCGACGGCGCCAAGGCGGCGATCGACCGCGCCAATCTCGAACGGGCGCGGCCGCGGCTCGATGGCGGGCGCGCCGATGCCGGCGACGAGTACAAGGACGCGTTCTCGGCGTATGTGAAGCGCGGCGAAGAGAAGGCGCTGTCGATCGGCTCCAACCCCGACGGCGGCTACCTGGTGCCGACCGAGACCGACACCGAGATCACCCGGCTGATGACCGGCCTGTCGCCGATCCGAGCGCTGGCGACGGTGCGGCAGGTGTCGACCACCACCTACAAGAAGCCGGTGACCATCACCGGGCCGGCGGTGGGCTGGGTCAGCGAGACCGCGGCGCGGCCCGAGACGGCGAGCCAGGTGATCGATGCGCTGAGCTTTCCGACGGCCGAGCTCTACGCCATGCCGGCGGCGACCAGCGCCTTCCTCGACGATGCGGCGGTGGATGTCGGCCAGTGGATCGCCGACGAGGTGAACGCCGCCTTCGCGCAGCAGGAATCGACGGCGTTCGTCACCGGCAACGGCACCAACAAGCCCAAGGGCTTCCTTAACGATGTGATCGCCGACGGCAGCTGGATCTGGGGCAAGCTGGGGTATCTGGTCACCGGCGTTTCCGGTGCGCTGCCGGCTTCCGACCCGAGCGACATCCTGGTCGACCTCGTCTATTCGCTGAAGGCCGGCTACCGCCAGAACGCCAGCTGGGTGATGAACCGCAAGACCCAGGCCAAGGTGCGCAAGCTCAAGGATGACGGCGGTAACTACATCTGGCAGCCGGCGGCGACCGCCGACGGCCGCGCCAGCCTGATGGGCTTCCCGCTCACCGAGTCCGAGGACATGCCGGACGTGGCGGCCAATTCGCTGAGCATTGCCTTCGGCGACTTCAAGCGCGGCTACCTCGTGGTCGACCGGCAGGGCGTCAACGTGCTGCGCGACCCGTACTCCGCCAAGCCCTATGTGCTGTTCTACACCACCAAGCGCGTCGGCGGCGGGGTGCAGAACTTCGAGGCGATCAAGCTGCTGAAATTCGGCACGGCATAGCCGTTCGCCGAGGCTCCGGCGCGGCTGGCCTCCCACGGCCGCGCCGGGGCGCTTTCTCCCCATTCCCGAGGACATCGCCATGACTTCAACCCTCATCGCCGGACCCGGCGAGGAGCCGGTGACGCTCGCCGAGGCCAAGGCCTGGTGCCGGATCGATGCGGCCGACGAGGACGCGCTGGTGTCGGCGTTGATCGCCGCAGCGCGGCTGCAGGTCGAGGGCCTCACCGGCCGTGCGCTGGTGACGCAGACCTGGCGGCTGACCACCTGCCCGGCGGGCCGGCTCGTGGTGCTGCCGGTGATCCCGCCGATTGCGTTGCTCGAGGCGCCGGATGATGCCGTGCTGCAGGGCGACGCCGTGCTGCTGGCGGCGCCGGTCACCGACGAGATCAGCATCGACTACACCGCCGGTTACGGCGACGCGGCGGATGTGCCGGCCGACCTCAAGCAGGCGGTGCTGACGCTGGTCGCCTACTGGTACGAGAACCGCGACGCGCTGACGGCGACGCCGCCGAACTTCGACCGGCTGATCCAGAGCTATTCGCGGGTGCGGCTGTGATGCCCGAAAGGACTGCGCCGCCGATCGGCACGCTGACCGAGCGTGTGGTGCTGAAGCAGCGGCTCACCACGCACCAGGACGAAGGCGGCGAGGCGGCGCTGTTCTCGCCGATCGCCACGGTGTGGGCGCGGGTGCGGCCGCTCGGCGCCCGGGCCGCGTTCGCCAGCGACGCGCGGACGCAGGCGACCAGCCACGTGGTGGTGCTGCGGCACCGCACCGACCTCAAGCCGGGCGACCGCATCAGCTGGCGCGGCGGCGAGCTCGACGTCGAGGCGACCAGCAATCTTGACGGCCGGCGCGCCTATCTCAGCGTGCAATGCTCGAGTGCGGCGGTGACCGGATGACCCATCCGATCCTGAGCTTGCAGGCGACGCTGGTGGCGGCGCTGCGCGGCGCCGGCCTCACAATGTTCGACACCCCGCCGCAGGGACAGGCGCCGCCCTATGTGGTGATCGGCCGGCACGACGTGCTGCCACGCGACGGCGACATCGCGCCGGGGCATGAGCACCGGCTGCTGCTGCAGGCGTGGACGGCGGAGGCGAGCCGCAAATCGGCGGTGGCGCTGGCGGAGCTGGTGGTATCGACGGCGCTCGCCGCCGAACTGAGCAGCGACGAACTGCGGGTGACGCTGAGGCGGCACGACCGCCCCGACACCGCGATCGATCCGCAGACGGGCCGCGCCCGGGCGGCGATCGCGCTGACCTTTTTCTCCGAACCCAACGACTGAGGACGACATGGCAGCCCAGAGCGGCAAGGACATGCTGGTCAAGCTCGACCAGAGCGGAAGCGGCAGCTTCCTGACGGTGGCGGGACTGCGCACGCGCTCGCTGGCGCTGAACGCGGCGGCGGTGGACATCACCGATGCCGAGAGCGCCGGGCGCTGGCGCGAGCTGCTGAGCGGCGGCGGCATCAAGCGCGCCGCGATCTCCGGCAGCGGCATCTTCAAGGACCAGACGTCCGATGCGAAGCTGCGCGAGCTGTTCTTTGCCGGCACGATCCGCGGCTGGCAACTGATCCTGCCGGACTTCGGCACCATCGAAGGACCGTTCCAGATCACTGCGCTCGAATTCTCCGCCGACCACGCCGGCGAGGTGACGTTCGACTTCGCGCTCGAGTCGGCGGGCGAGCTGAGCTTCACGGTGCTCTGATGGCGAACGCGCAACGGGGTGAGATCGCCGCCATCATCGACGGCGAGGAGAAGGTGCTGTGCCTGACGCTGGGCGCGCTGGCCGAGCTCGAGGCGCGGCTGGGCGGCGGCGATCTGATGGGGCTGGGCGAGCGCTTCGCCGCAGGGCGGGTGTCGGCGCGCGACCTGATCGTCATCCTCGGTGCCGGTCTGCGCGGCGCTGGCAATGCGGTGACCGACGACGACCTCGCCCGCATGGCGGTCGAGGGTGGACTGCGTGGCGCCGCCGAGACGGCGGCCCGGCTATTGCGCGCCACCTTCGGGGACGCGGCATGAGCGACTTCCCCTGGGACGATGCGATGCGGCTCGGCTTCGGCGTGCTGAAGCTCTCGAGCCGCGACTTCTGGGGGCTGACGCCGCGCGAGCTGGCGGCGGCATTCGAGGCGTTGAGCGGGCGGCGGCGATCG